TACCGCATTTAGTATTGCGGTTTCAAATGCTGCTCGTGCGTTTACTAAACTCATTAGAAAATAACGTCAACTCTAAATAAATATTCCTGACCGCCTTTTTGGGTAAGAATATTCGTTATCTTACAACCTCTGCTAGATCCAGAAAATGTCAAAGTAATTTCATCTTGTAGTAGAGGTTGATTATCTCCTATCAAATCAGGTGTTATGTATAGTCTTGCCACATTCTCTTGAAACCCTGTTTCTTCCGTTGATCTAACAAACTCAATAGGAACCTTTATTGTGTAGTTTGTATCTACTGTTATGTATTCTCCAGTAGCGTTGTTATAACTTGATACTCCTTTTCTTGTATAAACAATAGTTGTATCTAAAGAATCGCCAAGTTGAGCAACAACCTGTTTTGCAATGTTTTTTAGTGCTGTATCTAGTTGTCCTGCCATTAGCCTCTAACCGCCCTTAGTTGGAAAGTTCCTGCTCCTCCTAGCATATACGCTCCAAGATAACTTTGTAACCAGGGGTACACATCTAAAATATTATTTATAGATCCAGTTCCCTGACTTGCAGTATTGTATTTAACTTGAATATCTCCTAGTTTTACCTCTTCAAAGTTTCCATCTTTTCCTGTAGTTCCTGTTATTGCATCTGTGTCGTTTGCTAATGCCCTGGCTAATTCATATTGTGCATACTTAATATTATTTGGAATAGTGCTACAAGATAGTTCAACTCTATCTACTTGGTAATTTGTTCTCGGAAACTTCAATGCCTGATCTTCGTCACATCTATCGCCCTGATATACAAAAGTATCAATCCATCTTGTAGCAGCTATTAATGATCTGTTTTTCTGATCGTCAGTTTTATTATCCCAGGTTGTTGAGTCTGGTACTGTTTCAAAGTAACTATTAGCTTCTGTCAATGTGACATAGCTATTAGC